TTGTAGTAAATTTGGTATAGTAACATCCAATAAAGAAGATGGGTGTCCAAGAGTTTCAACTGAAATTCTTTGTTCGGGAACACCATTATTAATTAGAAATCAAACTAGACTTTTAAATTTTTATAAAAAAAAAGGAGTTATTTCATTTGACGATAAAAGTTTAAATGAAGCAGTATCTTATGCTATGATTCATTATAATCAACTAAAAGAGCAATTAGATAAATGTATGCATATGTTTTCTATGGATACAATTTGTGGAATGAATATGGCTTCTTGGGGGTATGTTAATGAAAGAGATTAAAATAGCAATTATCAAATGGACTGATGCTACATATTATAAATGTGATTATATTTGTGAAGGAGAAGATATTCCAATAGTGAATCCAAAGACATTATTTACAGTTGGAATACTGGTTGGGGAAACAGAAGATTGTGTTGTTATATGTCAAGATATAATTGAAGAAGGAATGGGAAGAATGTTATTATCTATTCCAAGAATTTCAATACAAAAAATAAAAATCATAAAACAGAAGATTTAAAAAAAGATGACCTGGTTTTCCCAGTTCATCTTTTCTTTCTTTACAGACCAAACTTGGCTTTGATTCCCATCCATGCTATATCACACATGGTCTTTCCAAAATCCGATTTGGTTCTGTCTTTTATATTTTTGATCTTCTTCTTTGTGTACTCCGCAGGCTTTTCCATTCTCTTAAGTCTCTTCTGCCTGAGGTGGTCCTTGGTGTGGGATGCTGCGAGAAGAACAGGTCGGTTCTTGGGATTGAGAAGAATCTTTTTCACTTCAGGATTGACTCCAGCAAAGTCAACGTCATGATCAATTAAACTGGAAAGATCAATCATGGATTTTAACTCCTCAAACTTTTCTTCATCTCCTCCTGACATTCTTCTTGCAATCTGAACTCTTTTCTCATACTCACGAATCTTTTTTTGTTCAATTTTATTGAATGCAAGAATCGTATCCATGAGGTTTTCTAAAAGGGGAAATTCTGCTCTTCGAACTGACATGATTGTCACCCTACCCTTTCTACTGAAATATGTCTGGTTTCTTCTTCAGCTAACATTCTCATAATGTTTCTCATTATTGTATTAGCATTTCCATTGCATGTTTTTTGATCCTTTCTCAACTCACAAGAAGGAATCTCTACAATTTCCATAATAGAGTTATTTTTATCTAACTTAATTAATCTAATAGTCATAAAATTTTCTCCTTGCTATTTTATTAGATATTAATATATATAGAATTTAGATCTATATATAAACAAAAAAATATAGTTGGGATAAAAAAATGGGAGGAGCGAACTCTTCCCATTTTCCTGTGATTTCACAGACTTCTGAATTTCTACAGCTGATCCGAAGCAGCCAGTGCCGGTGCAGGGGCTTCATCTTCCTTGTACAGAATGTACGCGGCAGCAGCCATTGCGGCGATCAAACACAAGGCTGCGGTTCCCCACAGGATGTACTTGTCCATGACAGGCGGTTCTCCATAATAGTCGATCCTGGTCTCCTTGTAGAGCTTGGGAGCTTCGATGACTTCCGTTTCCGGTTCGGGAATCTGCTTCACGACCTTGGTTCCATCATCATACTTCTGAATGATCTTGGTTCTGATGGGCTTTCTCGACTCTTCCATAAAATACTCCTCTCTTAGTGAAATTTCAGTTACCTAAGGGTAACCGTTCTAAACTGTTGTCTTTTTTGAGATTTTCATTTTCTTGAAATCTACTGAAATGATATTCTCGTTTCCGGGAGATGTAACCTGAAGTTCCCAGAACCCAATTAAAATCAACTGGTTAAGAAGTTCTTTCATCTCAAGAGTTGTTTCAAGAATGAGTTCAGGATCTTCTCCATCAACTGCAGTGAATCTAATGATTCTTGCATCCTCCCCATGAATTGAGATTGTGAAGATTTCTTTGGTTGTTTCAGAAAGAGAAGCAACCTGTTTCCTTGCTTCGAGATCTGCTCTCTTGGAGATCTCATCTCTCTGTAGATCGTTAATGATTGTCTTTGTCATTACCCCAATGCAAAGTCCGATGACAATGCAACATACGCAGAACGCAGTGAGCATGAGGAACTTTTTGGTATTCATAAAACAAACTCTCCTTGCCTTATTTATTACCAATTAATATATATAGAAACAAACTATAAAATGGATACTATTTTTAGTGGGAAGTTTTCTAAAAATACGGGAATAAATTAATATAAAGAAAAGCGAAAAGGAGTGTATATGAAAGACAATAGAATTTATAAAGATCAGATTTTAATTCTTTATTCAGGTGGAGCAGATAGTACTCTTCTATTAGAAATTGCCAAAAGAATGGGAAAAAGTGTTTATGCTCTTCTTATTGATTACGGGCAACTTCATAAGGAGGAATTGGAATTTGCTCAGAAATACTTAAATGCTCAAAAAATCGAATGGAATAAAGTTATCATAACAGGATTATCTGCCCAAAGTGGTCTTACAGGAGATGGTGAAAAAGGGAGATATGAAGGAGTTGCTCCACACTATGTTCCTGGAAGAAATACAATGTTTCTATCAATTGCTCTTAGTGAAGCAGAATCTCAAGGAATTCAGGAAATCTGGTATGGTCCAGACTACTCAGATCGAGAAGGACTTTTTCCAGATTGTTACCAGGATTATGTTTATGAGATTAATAAACTATTTGCAATTGCTGGAAGCTATCCCATCAAAGTATACGCCCCTACATTGGGATTAACGAAAGAGATGGTACTGAAGCTTCTTGAGAACTTCGGTATTGGTAAGGATCAACTTTATAGTGGGTATGGTCAGTATACATAAAGAGGAATATGAGTAAAACAATGATAGATTTTTTAATAATAGTGATGACTGGTTTAGGGATAATAATGCTTTTAATTCCTTGTTTTTTAAAATAGGTGAATAATGGAACCAAAAGATTTTGGTGAATTTACTTGTGATAAATGTTATGGTTTAGGATATGTAAATCTTCAAGTTGAACCAATATTTATTGCTGTTATGGGTGGTCAATTCAAATATAATGTTCCTGGATTTATGGATGGCGACCCTTGTGATAAATGTAAAGGAACAGGAACAATTGACTGGATAACGAAAATGAGAAGGGGATTATGATTATAGGAATAGTAGGATCCAGAAGAAGAAACACAAAAGAGGATTATCAAAAAGTTGAAGAAGCTTTTTTAAAAGTTTACCAACCTGGTGATACAATCTGCTCTGGTGGGTGTACTAAAGGGGGAGATAGATTCGCAGAGCAGATTGCAATCAAATTTAAAGTTCCTATCAAAATATTTCCAGCTAGATGGGATTTATATGGTAGAGCAGCTGGATTTAAAAGAAATACAACAATAGCTGAAACTTCTGATAAACTCATTGCTTGTGTTGCGGAAGATAGGAAAGGTGGTACGGAGGATACTGTTAAGAAATTCAAGAAACTAAAAGAGAATGGAGAGTTGGTGTTAGTATGAAATATATACCAATTACACTTACAAAGGAAATGTGGGATTTAGCAGAAAAAAGATGTAAAAATATGCCTAAGTATAAGGATTCTCTTAATAATGGGAAAGACAAGATTATTGGTGCGATGGGTGTAATTATTTCTGAAATATATTATAAAGGATCTACTTTTGCAGATACAAGTGAATATGATATTATTTATAATAATAAAACAATAGAAATAAAATCTAGAACACTAGAGAAAAGACCATCTCCATATGTAGAGTTTCTTCTTCCAAAACTTAGAAAACAAAACAGTGATTACTATTTGTTTTGTGGAATAAGTAGAAAAAATAATATTGGTTGGATCCTTGGATACCTACCAAGAGATGAGGTTTTTGAGAAGGCACAATTTATAGAAGCAGGAGTAAAAGTAGGAAATCTCGATGAAACTAAAAAACCAAATTATTTGTTAAATTTTGGACAATTTAAACAAGCTGATTCTTTACAGTTTATAGTATAGGGAGTTGATATGAACTGGGATCAATATTTTTTGAATGTATGTGATACTATTTCTGATAATAGTAAATGTTATTCTAGAAAAGTTGGAGCAATAATTGTTAAAGATAAATCAATTATTTCAACTGGATATAATGGTCCTCCCCGTGGAGTTCCTCCTTGTGATGAAAGATATAATAATATGTTAGATACTGGATTAGTTCAAGAGTTTATTAAAAGAGATATTCCATATAGGTCTGGTATTAAAAATTGCCCAAGAAGAATTCTTAATTTTAAATCCAGAGAAGGTCTTGAATGGTGTGTAGCTGGTCACGGAGAACGAAATGCTCTTATTAATGCAGCAAGAGTTGGTGTATCTGTAAAAGATTGTATTATGTATATGAACTGTGCAGTTCCTTGTTCGCCGTGTTTAGTTGAAATTATAAATGCAGGTATTTCAGAAATTGTAGTAACAGGTTTTGACCATTATGACATGATGTCAAAATATCTCATAGAACAAAGCAAACTGAAAGTGAGAACATACGAATTATGAGAAGATTGAAAATTTATACTGCTGGAGCGGTTAGAGAAACAGCATACCGTGAGTTCGTACATAAGGTATATGGAGATAACCCTAAACTAGAGTTAATTGACCCACTACTAATTGTGAAGCAAATATTTCCACAAGTAGTAGAAGAAGATAAAAGATACATTCGAGAATGTGATGTTTTGGTTGCATTTGTAGAAGAACCATCATTTGGAACAGTGATGGAAATTATTTATGCATATGAACAGGGGAAACCAGTTTATATAATTAATCCAAATAAAAAGCATGAATGTAACTTCTGGATTAAATATCATGCTACAAAGGTCTATTATTCTATTTCTGAATGTTTTGATGAAATTTTACAAAAAATATGAGAGGGAGCATACCCCCTCTCATATTCTGGTCTTCTACTTCTTTTGAAAGTAGAAGCAGCCCAGTTGGTACGGCGTGGTCTCCGATCTGAACGTAGTTACTAGGGGTTGTCGATATTCTTCAGGATATCGTTGAGTTCGAAGTTCAAGTGGACAATCAGGAACTTCGAAGACTGAACAGTCTGAACAGTTTCGATTTTTTGCGAGAGAATTCTCATCTTCAACCCAGATTCCTTTTGAAACATTTGGAGGAAGTTCTCCAATTGTTCTGGGTTGAAAGATTTTTTCGTTCTTCAGAAGAACTATGAGAATTGCTTCTGCTTTTGCTTCAATCCCATTCCAGTATGTACCTCCGTATTGCTCAAGGAGGTACGACCAGGATTCAGCCGAATCGCACCGAGTACCAGTGATGATTTTTTCTACGTCGTCAATGTTGACTACACCATTGGCGATATCTCTGACACAAAACGAAAGACTTAATCCAATCAAGTAACTGCCCTCCTTTCTTCGTAAATTATTTACTTCTCCGGAACTGGGGGATAATAAGTCTTCGTTTGACATATCCAGTCTTGACAATCGTGTTTTCCATGAATCCGACAACCAAAGAATCTACGAAGTTCGTTTTCAATATCTTCGTATTGCCTGGTTTTGTCACCTTCGAGTTGACGAACTTGCCTTGCAGTATCGAATCTTTCAAGTTGAAGATATGCTGCAATGGTTTTGACACATGACACACCCAGACCCCCATTTTTTCTCTCCTGGAGCTTGAGAAGGAGATCTGCTTCAGCCTTCAAGACATTTGGATCAAAGTAATTGATTTCTGGATTCATATCAATCCTCCAAATTCCAGAGGTAGTGGGTTGACTTGAAGTTTATTGTGTCGTAGATTGCACGAAGTACATCTCGCAGGTGTTGACAGAAAGATTCAGAAATCATAGGAATAGAATCTGTTCCTTTCTCTTTGTCAGCAGAGAAAGAATAAACACCTTCCTTGATTTCAAATCTTGTGTTATATATTTTAGGAAGAGGATCATCAACACTCTTCCACTCCAAGATCACAATTCTTCCAGTTAGAGGAACACTGGAAGTCATATGATCTAACTCAATGTCGAATCTTTGTCTCATAAAACCTCCTTGCCTAAGAATTAGATCTGAAAAATATTAGTTTGTGTATTACCGCAGTTAACGATAGAAACTCGTAATTACTTTCTTCTTCATTGTTGTTGTAGTAAATTTCTGCTAGAAAAGGTTTTGGAATATTCATTCTCACAATTCTCTTTTCTATCTCACTCATATATTTTCTCCTTGCCGTAGTAAAATTGTTTTAACCTGGAAGTGAGGAGTCCGCGAAGGATTGCATGCTATCCGCCGCTTACCTCTCCTGAAAAAGGCACCGATTTGTAGAGTGTAGTTTCCAGGTACACTCTTTTTGTCGGTATTTTATATTTTTATATAAGACTCATCACTTCCATTGGTTATTAATATATATAGAATCTAAAACTATTCCTGAGAATAAACTATAAAAGTGAAAGGTGTATTTATGAGTAAAAAAGAGAAAATAGAACGTGTAGGAACGATGGATGACTCGCAGGTATCAACCAGATTATTAGAAAAGAATTATTCTCCACTAATAGTTAGAAAATATCAAATGAAGGGATGGCCAATGTATATTGGTCTTATTTGTGATGTTTCTCTTTCTGATTTGGATCAAGTTGTTAATGGAGTGATGAAAAAATATGAAACAGAAGGTCTTATTAAACAAGATATTCAAGCTATTAGAAATATTACTGGTCTTCTTAGCGATCACATTATTGCTCACTATGATTCTATCAAACCAGGATGTGTTGAAGGTGTGGCAGTTCTTTGGTATGTAGATAAAACATTTATTAGTTCTCTTTGGGGAGATTTCATGACACATATGTCATGTAAGATGGAGCTGTATCAGATTATTAATACTCTTCCGCATATTTAATTGGAACAAATATATGAAAGAACTATTGTTTTCAGTAACTAAAAAAGATCTTGAAATTCAAACTTTTCGCTCAGGTGGAAAGGGTGGTCAAAATCAAAATAAACGAGAGACTGGTGTAAGAATCATTCATAGAGAATCTGGTGCAGTTGGAGAATCGAGGGAGCATAGAGATCAATTACAAAACAAAAAAGTAGCATTTGAAAGAATGGTTAAAACAAAAGAGTTTCAAGTATGGCATAAGCTTAAAGCTTCCATGATTATCAAGGGTATATATGATATTGAAAAAGAACTTGATAAACAAATGGAAGAAAAAAATTTAAAAATTGAAACTTATACTCCGGAGTAAATAATATAATGTTATGTAGTTATGGATGCGGTCAAATTGGTAAATTTAAACTTAAAAATGGAAAATTGTGTTGTGAATACATATTTACAAAATGCCCACATATAAGATTAAAAAATAGTTTAGGAAATATAGGAAAAGAATTTTCAAAAGAAAGACGAAGTAGAATATCAAAATCAAATAAAGGTAAAAAACATACTGAAGAATCAAGAAAAAGAATGAGTGATTCTAAAATTGGAAAAGATCCATGGAACAAAGGTAAGCATGGTTATTTATCTGAAGAATCTAAACAAAAACTAATATTAGGATTAAAAGGAAAAAAGAGAACCCCTCAGCAAGTTATTAATATAAAAAATGCGTTAACAGGAAAGAAAAAATCAGATGAACATAGAAAGAATATTAGTGAATCTAGGAAAGGAAAATTTTGTGGCTCAGATAACCCATTTTACGGAAAGCATCATTCTTCAGAAACAATAAATAAAATGAAGAATCATCCAAATAGAATATCTTTTTATAAAGAACATAGAGAGTGGATGATAAATGGTGGAGCTGCTTATTTAAATAAGTTTATTAAAAATCCTTCTAAACCACAAGTAAAATTGTATGAGTTGATTGCATCCATATATTCAAATTCGATATTAAATTTTCCAGTTGAAGAAGTAAATAGATGTATTGATATTGCTATTCCAGAACATATGATTGCAATTGAATATGATGGTTCTTATTGGCATCAAAACGAAGATTCAGATAAGAAACGACAGGATGATCTAGAAAACTTGGGGTGGAAATTTATAAGATATAGAGATTATATTCCATCTATGGAAGAATTAATGAGGGATATAAAATGCAAAATATAAAAGAAATTGTTAAAGATCCTGAATGGCAGAAAACCAGGCAACAGTTAATTGGTCAGTGGAATGTTAGACCTGAATGGTGTTTACAGCAACTTAGAAATTATATGGGTCCAATTAGTTCGACACCAGAATATAAATTGAAGATAATTCTCAATTATCTTACTGGGACGGGATTTAGAACGAAAGCAATAAAAGAATATGATAAAATTCAAAGACTTAGAGCTGAAATCTCTGCTGAAATGAAGCGGAGGAAATTTTCTAAATAGGGGGTGATTATTATGACGTAGGGTTTTGATAAACAAAGAGCTCCTCCATATTTTTATTTATCAACTAAAAAAGGTAAATAAAACTAGGAGGATAGAGTAATGAAGAAATACATTGAATTAAAAAATCAACTAAAAGATTGGGCAAAAGAGATCAGGTTTTATAAAGATCATAGAAAACTTGATAAAAGAGAAAATTATACATTATCATTTCTAGAATATGAAATTCTCAAGCTGAAATGGGAATTTCGTCACAACCACATCGCTTACTGTGAATTGAGGGGAAGAGAATATAATGAAATCGAACGTCCCTCCGAAGGAAATGAGCCAGACAGAAAGTTCATTGACAAAACAAAACAATACTGGAAAGAACGATATGAAAATGTATGTCCTAGTTCGGAAAGATCTAACGAACATTCAGCAAGCAGTTCAAGCGGGTCATGCAATAGCGGAGTTTCTTCTTAAGTTCCCATATAAACATCTTTATAGCTGGGATAATGGAATTCTAGTTTATTTGGGTGTTAAAGATGTTAATGAACTTGGATGGTGGGATCATAAGCTCCATAAGAAATCAATTGCTCATGCATCGTTTAGAGAACCAGATTTGAATAATGAAATGACTGCATTAGCAACGGTCACAGGAAGTGAAGATTTATTTAAAAAACTTCAAATATTAGAATTGTGAAAGTGTGTCCCAGTAGCTCAAATGGTAAGAGCGGAGGGCTCTAAATCCTCGTCGCTGTGGGTTCGAATCCTACCTGGGGCACCACATTTGTTATTCGTGAATAACGAATGGGGGTACTATGAAAATATATGTTGTTAGGGGAGAAGAATATAGAGTTATATGTGGAGTGCATAATAAAATAAGATACTTAGTTTTAAACTCAGATATGAATGATGATACTAAGAAGCATATTTTTGAATTAATAGACGTAGCTAATGACATGGCAAGAAATATGGAAAATGCACTAGAAAGAAAAAGAGATTTTGGTATAGGAATGTTTGATTATTACATGGGGAATGATGAAGAATGATGAAAGAATTTTTAATCCATGATATTTTAATTACAATAGAGTTTCTTGCTACTATCCTTACCATATGGGGAGTAGTTGTAATATCAATTCCTAAGCGATATGGACTATGGATATTAGTTGCTGCACAAATTCTGTGGTCTATGTTTGCATATGGAAAAGATACATATTTCTTCTTATCTGAAGCTCTCTTTTTACTTGCATTTAATTTTGTTGGTTTATACAACTGGAAAAAGAAAGGAGTTGGATTGTGAGATTAATTAAGCCCTATTATGAAATTGAAAGTGAAATTAATAGTGAAGTAATTCTTAAACATTTAGAACGAGCAGCCAGAACCTGTTATAAGTCTGAGCATCAAATTGGAGATTTTGAAAAAACAAAAAAATTTGTGACAGGATTAATTAAACGTGGTCATGAATCTACAATTGAACATTATAGTTTAAGTGTTCGTTTCATTGTAGATCGTGGTGTAACACATGAACTTGTGAGGCATCGTCTAGTTGCATATAGTCAGGAATCAACTAGATTTTGTAATTACTCTGGTGATGGTTTTGGTGGTCATGTTACATATATTATTCCACCTTGGTTGAAACTTGAAGAAGGAATTTATAGAGTAGATCCATATCAGAATAAATTTTATGTAGATGATGTAGAAACTTGCCCAACACCTGCAGGAAGAAATTGGTTATCATCTATTGCTGAAAGTGAAATGACTTATTTGAATCTTGTAGAACACTCTGGTTGGTCACCACAACAAGCAAGATCAGTATTACCAAATTCCTTGAAAACTGAAATTGTTGCATCAGCTAATTTAAGAGAATGGAGACATATTTTTAAGATGAGAGCACAGGGTGTAGCAGGGAAACCACATCCTCAGATGAGTGAAGTTATGGTTCCCCTGCTAAAAGATATTCAATCAAGAATCCCTGTGGTTTTTGATGATATATTTGCAAATTAATAATCTTTTCGTATACCTTTTTTGAAATTAAATCCCATTATTTCCTCATCTTCATCGAAACTTCTTTCATGAAAGGATGAATCTTGCATCCTTGCTTTTTTGACACATCTCTCGGGGCTTGAGTTGCATGGGATATTGAAATGAAAAAAGGCACACGTACTGCAAATAGACTCTACTGATATTAAATCAAACTCTGACACCCCTTCTCCTTTCTTAAGTGTTTTTGAGTTGTTTATCCATCTCAAGAACTGCTTCATAGAGATCTTCGAACCCGTCTACTATATAGGCGGGTTCGTGTCTCTCTGAGAGATGTTCTAAGATTTCAATTCTCCAGCAGTAGTTGTAATCACTTTTTATATTGATACAACAATATTTGCCGGAATTTCTCCACTTCTCAATTATTTCAAAAGTTTTGAGAATATTTCCTTTGGAAAACTTTTCCTCAGCTTTTTCATAAGCTTTAATAACATTTTCTTTTAACACGTCCCCTCCTTCCTGGTTTCCCATGAGCTTCATTATAACGATTTAAAAATCGTTGTAATTTAGATTGAAATCTTCCAATTTGAAGATAGAAGTTGTTATGGAGAGATAATTCAATCGTTAACCATGGTCCAAATGGATCAAAACAAACTTCTTTGATTTCCTTCAATTTCATAAGGGAATCAAGAGCTGTATTCTCATAACAAGTTTTTTCAACCTGTCCCGCCCAGATATGACCCTTTGGATAAAGTATACATTTATCATAGTTCAGTCTCTCTGGTGGAAACCAATCGGGAAGTTCAAACTTTACCTCTACTTCAATGATTTCTGGAAATAGAGCTCCATTCCTACTTTCCGAATGTGATGTACTCATAGGTATTACCCGCTTTTGTACAATCATTGATTACGTCAGAAGAAATGCCATGTTCAAGAAGAAGATTTTTGAGAATGGTTTTCTTTGATGATGTACCATATTTTCCTGATACATCGCCTGCATATAGTGTTGCTTTTTCCAAACCAACACTATGAATAAATTTAAGCAACGGTGCTTGGAGAGCTTTCTTTTCCTCTTCCAGTTTCTCAATTTTGTCTTTGATCTTCTTCAGTGCCATAAACTGTTTTTTCTGCGCTCCGGTAAGATTAAACTCTTCCACTTTCTTTCCCATCTTAAAATTCCTCCTTCGGTGAAATTGCTTCAATTATTTCTTTTGGAAATAATGAAATCCGTTCTTTGTTTATTGCTTCATAATCGTACCCTTCTTCTTTGGTGTCCATATGATGAAGAATCCAAAGGAAAGGTTTACGAACCCACTTCTCCAAAAACTCACCATATTGTAACATGGTTGTAAGATGAAAGATGAGTCCTTGACGACAATCTATATCACCAAATTTTACCCATCTATCATCTGCTTTATGATCCCATCCGCAAAAGAATGTATCTGGTAACTTAAATCCTTTATAATTCATCCAGATCTCTTCCTTGGTATCCATACCACCACTAACGTGATCAAAAGCGTGACCATTACAAGCTACATCATATGGAGAGGTTACAAGATAGTTGAAATAAGCTTTTCCCCCATTAACATTTCCAATATATGTATCATATACTAGAAGAATACCTTTGTACCACATTATATTCAGAGATTCCATTTTTTTGGATGATTCTGAATAAAAATCCAGTTTGAAAATTTCTTCAAAACCGAACCTCTCAACGATCATTTTAAACTCACCTTTTGGGCAACCAAAGTATGAGTCGTTCATGGATTTTAACATATCTCTTTTAAGTCTCGTACTGGAAAGATGTAACGCAAAACCCAATGCCATTGTTTCTTTATTATCTTCGTATCTTGCTCCTGTAAATTTCTCTGCCGCGTCTAGAGCATCATAGTTTAGAACTCTATGAATATTTTTCTTTAACTCATCCATTATTTCCCTCATTGTTTTGCTATCTTTTTTAGTCTATCATAAGACTCGTTTATTTCTTTCATTTTCTTTTCTGAACCACCTTCTACATCTGGATGATATTTCAAACTGAGTTTTCTTCGTTGACTTGAGAGTTGTTTAATTGTAAATGGATATTTAACTTCAAGAAGTTTCATATCATTATTAAGAATTCTTCCTACTTCTGTTGCTTGTTGATATGCCCTTCTATGTGCTTCTTCTGTTCTTCTTCTCATTTCTTCAAATTGGTTATGAATTTCTTCTTGAAAACGCATGAATTCTTCATGTCTTTGTCTATGCCGTTCTTTTAGTTCCTCGTATTCACGTTCACTCTTTTTTAAAGATTCTTCAAACATTTGTCTTTTTTCTTTAGATTGTTTTTCCATAAATACAAATAGTCGAATTAAATAATAAAGTCCATATGTCATTGCAGACACAAGCAAACATATAAAAATAAAGTCATCAGAACTCATTTCCGTTACATATATCTCCCTTTATTTTATGATATTCTTTTTTTTTGTGTTTTTCCTTCAATCTTTTTATTCTTTTATAATTTCCACCTTTTGGTGTTAATCCAACTTTTAACAATGCTTGTCTTGTTGTCTGTGTTGTTTCTATTGACTCAATTATTTCTTCATCTGAAATTCTCTTTTTGACTTTACAATAAGTTTCAGTTTGACTATGACAGTTTGGACAAAGATATCTTAAATTATTTCTATTGTTGTTTTGTCCATTTCCATCAATATGATCTATATGTAATTTTAATGGTTTTTCTAACCATTTGTCTAAATTACATAATAAACATTTTCCTTGTTGTTCTTTTAAAACTCTTCTTAATTTTTCTGCCAATGGAACATCATTCCAAGGTAGATTTTTAACTATATTATTTTTAGTTTGTAGTGAGTTCTTTCCCATTTTATTATAAATTTGTTTTAGCTCATCTTTACTTCTATTATTCCAACTTTTTTTCCATTTATTATAACTACTTTTTACAGCAACACTATTTTTCTTTCTTATTATAGAACATTTATTATAACTATTTTCACAGCACCATTTACCACATCTTAGTTTATATTTTGCTTTTTTTCCACAACCATACTCACATAACATAAAAATATCCTTAAATAAAAAATGGTGGGAGAGAGGGGATTTGAACCCCTAAGGTATTGAAATACCGAGGAATTTTAAGTCCCTTGCGTAGACCAGTTCCGCCACTCTCCCACACACAGTTCTATCTTCTTTTCCTTGGAGAAATTATACCACTTTTCTTCTTGGACAACATTCCAAGAGGACCAACCTGGTAATATTTTTCCTCTCTTCTGTTCTCAACTATTTGTTTGAATTCCGGATCTGATTTATTATTTCCTGCCCAAGTGTATCCCTTGTTCCTCAAAAATGATGTTGCCATATTCTCCAATGATTTTCTTTTATGCATAAAATATCTTATCCCCATAGTAAGATAGAAATTAGCAGAGAGGACCCAATTATGCTCGTAGCTGCAATGGGACGGGCCTGAAGCACGCTCGTTCTCTGGCTAAGGCGAAGAGAACTTTACTACGAATCTCCCGGTCTTTCGACACCTCTCTGCTATTTTTTTAAGTTGTAATAGTACTCCGTCCTTGATAGAGTTTCACCCGACTGGATAAAACTGGTGCGGGTTCTGGAATCGAACCAAACCATCTATTACAACTTTTTAATTTGGTGAGACCGGAGGGATTTGAACCCTCGGCCACCGGATTAAAAGTCCGATGCTCTACCAACTGAGCTACGATCTCCTTTTCCTACATGATTACATCTGTTTTTCGTTTCTCTGTTGATCGTTTAAAGGCTGTGTATTCATCAACAGCTTCAACGATTTTCATCATGTGCCGCATTTCTGCCATCTTGGTATCGTGTACGATAACAAGTCTTTTGTATCTTTCGGCTTCTGCCTCACATGAAGAGCTAAGATCTTTGACCAATTCTTTGAGATCCTTGATTTCCTTCTTCGACTCCATCAACTCCTTTCTCAGGTTGTATGTTTGGAGTTTTACTTGTTTGTTGATCTCTCTCTCAAATGGTCTGAGGTGTGGTGGGATATTGAACGTCTGGGTTTCCTGGGGTGTAGTATCACCAGAATGTTCCTGTTGACTACCATTCCCGCTTCCTTCCCTATTTCGCCTTTCAAGAGTTGCTTGGTATCGTTGTGATAATTCTCTGGTAATCAGTTGACCATCAACCAACTGAACTCTGAAATTTGCCCCACGAGCTGTTGGAACACCAGTTGTGTGTTTGAATTTTCGAGTTGCATCTCGAACTTCAATTGGAGAAATTTCTCTTCCAAGTTCCCTGCTATAGAGAGATGCTAATCTCTCGTACTCAGACTTTGGAACTTGATATTGTGTTTCTCCAAAGTTGCATAGATACGAACCGACTCTTTCATACACATCATTTGAAATTTTTCTGACATTAAGTGCCATCCAATTACCTCCTTGTTATAAATTGGAACTAGATCATCTTCTCCAATTTCCTCTTCTCTGTAAATAACATCCTCTTGAGTGTCATCACAGGAATCCCAGCACATATTGTTTTTTCGTATTCTGGATTTTTCTCCATGTATTTAATCCATGTTTGGGGGTCATTCCTGTTTATACTCTCTGCCTTCATTCTCTCCTTACATGCCGGGCAATAAACTACAGTTTCTTTTCTCGTGCATATCTTCAGGGTGCTTCTCTTCTTTTTCTTTTGATCATAAATCTTAATACTATACTGTCTTTTTTTTACAATTGCCTTCTTCACTGTACCACAAAAATCACATCTTTTCATTATTATTCCTCCTTGTTGGTTAAAAAGTTAATTTCTCATTTCTTGAAAATTAATATATATAGAACTTAATGTATAAACCAAGAACAAATATTAAAATGCTATGGGTAAAATACTAATCTTAAGTACATGGGGATTTGTAATAGTTATATCCTCTGTACTGTTTTTTTACATTGGTTATTTGATAGATAGTGAGTTTGGAACTGAACCATCATTTATGCTTGGTTTATTCTTTTTAGCAATATTTCTAAGTATTTCTAGATTATATCAAGAAGCTTGGAAAAAACGAAATAAATAATGGGAAACTTTTTTTAAGTATGGGAACATACAATAAATCTATTTTAAGGAGTAAGTGAACATGGACGAACTGAAAGCACTATTAGAGAAAGTAAAGGGTGTAGTAGCGGAAGCAGAAGTTAATCTTACCAAGTATGTAGAAAAGGGAAATAAGTCTGCTGCTGGTAGGGTTAGGAAGGACATGCAGGCTCTTAAGAAGGTAGCTCAGGAAATTCGTATTAGAATCATGGAAAAAATTAAAGAGGGAAAAGAATAATTGATTAAAGATGAGCTTTGGGATAAAATAGTTGAGTCATTTGAAATCGTTGGTTATCGTGAGGTGAACGATGAGGATGTGGAAAGTGGATCCCAAGCTCCTATGCAGAAAACACCTTCTCGGGGAGCACCTGGAAATGCACATGTTCGCGGGGACTCTCCGAGAAGGAAAAAAGATTGATGGTTATATCAATGGTGGTTTAGTAGAAGTTCATAATATCTTGCGTAGACATGATGAACTTGCTGAAGAAATGAAGAGAAGAGGTTATAAACATAACTATAAACCACAGTTATATGACTGTCAATTATGGGAATGTGGTTGTGTTGATTCAGAACAAAATATAGTTGAGTTATATAGGCGTTGTCCAGATTGTAGGGAAAGGATTGAGAAATGCCAAAAAAACTGAAGTACATGATGTATGAACATCATGGAAAAGAAGTATGGGTAAGAGAAGATTTGAAGGGAAAACATACTTCGTTATGTCTTTGTTATGTATGTTCAAAATTCTATCCTGGTGAAGAAAGAAATTGTGAAATAGCAAAATCAATATATGAGAACTGTGTTAAGTTTAATCTGGTAACTCCAATATTTGAATGTCCAAATTTTGAGTTTTATCCTACCTTTGAAGTTTTATCAAATCCTACATTAAGGTGAAATATGAATTGGTGTGTATATGGTGATTGTAATTGGTGGGGATATGCGAAAATAGTTAGATCTACAAATAATACTGTTGACCTTTTGTATTCTGAAAAACAACATTATCCTCCAGAAGTTTGGTGGGATAAACCACATTATGTAAAGAAATTTGATAGTCTTCTTCATGCAATTAAATTTTACTGTGAATCAGAAAACGTAAACCTAGATGAAGAACTTGAAAATGCAAAGTACAAATTTCCCAGTGATTTTGTGAGGTAAAAATGGAAAACGGAAAAAAATCTGAAGTTATTATTATTGCACCACATCCAGATGACGAAATAATTGGTTGTTATTCTATTCTAACAAACAAAGATATTTCACCAGTTGTTATTTATACAGAAAATGTATCAAATGAAAGAAGAGAAGAAGCCCTAAAACTTAAAGATTTTGTTCCAAACCTAAAAGTTCAGTTGTTTCAGAAATCTATTCCTGGTCATCTTCTCTCTCCCTATAATACCTATTATTTTCCAGATCCCATTCATGAGTTTCATCCTGCGCATAGAATGTCTGGTTCAATAGGAGAAAATTTTTTAAGAGAAATGAAATATAATGTTATTTTTTACAATGTTAATATGCAAGCACCATATATTTTTGAAGTAAAAAACAAAGATGAAAAAAAGAAACTTCTTGATGATGTATATCCATCTCAAAAGAATTTATGGAATAATGATGGTAAGTATTACATTTTTGAAGGATATTGTAAGTGGTTATTATAGGAGGTTTTTATGAGTAAGATTGTAGAATTGATGGAATGGTTAAAAGAAATAACCAGGTATCCATATGATACACATAAGTTTGTTCAAATTGTTGAAAGAGAAGGAATAGGAAACCCAACTGATCCAGATGAGAATTTTGAACGAGTAGTGTTGTATATTTATACTGATTCTCATTATTATAGCATTGTTGCAATTGATAAAGTTAATGATGATGGTTATTTGGGTTGTCAAGCGTCTACAAGAAAACCAAGAGCTGGAGAGGATTGGACTAGAGGAAATGACCTTCCAGATGGGCCATTTAATAGAGAAACTTGGCAGAAAATAAAAGATGGAATTATTGCATATGAACTTGTAGAACTATCAATAAATACTGGATGTGTGGACAGTATTCCAGATTCCTCTTGTGGATGTTCTGCTGAATCTGTAGTTACAGATGAATCTCAAAATCCAGTAGCATGCAGTATTGATGGTAAAGGGTGCAAAAGCTGAAGCTAGTAATTTTTTCCCTGGAGGGAATATGGGAAGACTAATTTTTGTTCCTCAATATCCTACTCCTCTCAGATATCAATCCTGGTGGCTATCAGAGTTTTCAAAAAACTTTTGGAAACATTATGATAATGTAATTGTTCTTGGAATCAGAACTCATTTTGGACTTAAGGATCAACCATATAGTTCAAAAATATATGATGAAAATTCTTGGAACGATGCACTCAAATCTGATGCAAATATGTTTTCTCCAGTTGATGCTGCAATAAAATTTGAAACTGAGCAGATACAAGAGTATTTAGATTTGGATATAAAACTAGATGATACATTATTCATGTCTGACTTAAGTTTTCCAGGTTTCTTTGCAAATGTGTTACATCATAGAAGACCACGGAAATGTTATGCATATTGTCATGCTACAAGTTTGAATGTTGGTGATTATTTTGAAAATGTTAGAAGAAGTAAATGGTTAGTCGAGTGTGGACAGTCATCTATTTTTGATAAAGTTTTTATTGGAAGTAAATATCATTATAATAAATTAACTGAACTTGGTTTAATAGTAAGTTTTAATGGTAGAAAACTAGAAGTGATAGGACTACCAAATCCACCAATGCCAACATTTAAAGAAGAAAAGAAGTATAATATAATCTCTGTTGCAAGACCATCATATCAAAAAGTTAATCAAGAAATTGAAGAAAAAATTGAAAGAGAATTTGGAAAGATTGTTAGAAAAGAATGTAATAGTTGGGAAGAGTATTATAAGTTTGTATCTAGTGGAAGAGTATTACTTATAAGCTCTCGCGAAGAGACATATGGGTATCAAGTAGTTGATGCTATTTTGAATAATACTATTCCTCTTGCGCCAAACGCATTTTCGTATCCAGAGTTACTTCCCCCAAGATGCTTATATAATAATTATGAAGAATTAAAAAATTTATTATATTCATACCTATTAGAAGATCCTCAATATTATAGAGCACCAGAATTGAAAACTAATAATTTAGCATACAATTTTTATGAAAATTTGATTGGGAAAATGAAAGCATTATAAGGAACATAATATAAAGGTGATATATGCCATTTAAAACTTTCAACACTTGGTTATTTGATGGTAACCTCAAATCTGAAATTCCAAATAGAGAAGTTCTTCTAAAATATAATTCTCCAATTACTTCAATGTATGCAATCAATGTGTTTTTAGCATCAGGAAAACTAAATTATTATTTGAATGAACAGTTCAATAATATTGGTTTGTGGTATTTGGATAGAGAAGAACTATTTAAATTTATTAAGAAATGTGTTAAAGATTTTAAAATTCAAAGAAATCAACTATCGTATATTCCATATCCAAAGAAGAAAGATAAAATATGGAATGAAATTCGTAGTAGATTCCCAACGATAAAAAGTTATGAAGTAACCCTATTGTGCAATCTAGTAGAAAAGAATCCTGAAAAAGAAGCGATTTATACAGCATTGGGAATTGAGAAATCAGAAAAAAAGAAAGCAAAGAAAGAACCAAAAAAGAGCAAGAGTAATATTTCACTAAAAGAACTAGTCGAAGAAAATTTTTCAGTTATGGAAGTAGAATTTAAAAAATAGGAGATTATATGGCCATAAGCATTAAGAACTCATTTGCAGATTGCCTTACCTGCAAACTGCTTAATGCACCATCTTGTATATTAGAAACAAATAGTGAAGATGATCTATCAAAAGTAGAAGTAATATTCATTTCAGAGAATCCAGGAAAAGACGAAGTAGAAAAAGGAGTTCCCCTCATTGGAAGAGCGGGGCAAATGTTTAGAAAGTATTTTGATAAGTATTTCAAAAAGAATTTCAAATGGTTATTGACAAATACAGTTTTATGCTTAACTCTGAATGAAGAAGGAAATACAGGAAATCCTGATGATGAAACTATATCCAAATGTAAAGAGAATTGTTTTAAGATAATTGATATATGCAAACCAAAACTAATTGTCTTGATGGGAACATCTCCTATGAAGGCATTTGGTATCGCTGAAAGTGGTATTACAAGTCCAGATAAAGCAGGCAACTTTTTCAAATGGAGAGATTACACTGTCTTCTTAACACTTCATCCATCTTATGTCAATAGAAATAAAAATATGGAACCAAAATTTGATGGAGATTTAAAGAGGGCAGCAGAGTTTCTAGGAGCTAAATTTAGTGAAGTTAAAAAATCTATTGCGTCATCTAAATCCGGTGTACATCATTACAAAATTCCAGATAAGTATTATACAACAGACTATAAACTCATTGATACCCAGTTCGTCGGGAAAACAGGTGAAGTTGTCTATATCTTTAGAGACAGGAATAACAATAAAGTATATCACAGAGAAAACGACGATTATATTTGTTATCAAGTAAAAGATGGAATTGATGCGAAGAAAGTAGTATCGTATAGTGATTTATTACAAGTTAAAATTCCCTATTCTCAAAAGTTTAACTTAGATCCTGAGATCACTTATGAAGGTGATTTGAAGATTACAGTTAAACACACACAAGATTATTATCTAAGAAAGAAAGAGGACGAACCAGATGTTCCTCTTAATATTATGTTTTTAGATATTGAAACATATGCATATGGTCTTGAATTTTCAAATATTGAGGATGCAAAAGATCCAATTGTTATGATAACATATTGTTATCATGACGATGTTACAACTTTTGTTGTTGATCCCAAGGCTATCGTAAAAGATAATAAACAAGTAATAGATAAAGATCCAAGTATCATAATATGTAACAATGAAAAAGAACTATTAACAAAATTCTTTTCTGCTGTGAGAAAATTAGATCCTGATATCATGACTGGCTGGAATAGTAACTATTTTGACATGCCTATGATTATCAATAGGGCAAAGAAATTAGGGATAGATCCAAATACATTATCTAAATTTAGTCAGGTCAGTTTTGATTTTTATCAGGGATATGTTGATGTTGCTGGTGTTATTTGTTTGGATATGATTGATTTGTATAAAGCGTTTACTCCGTCAAAAAAAGAAAGTTACTCATTAAATGCAATTGCAATGGCGGAGTTAAAAGAGGGAAAACTAGAAACATCTTCAATGTTTTCAAAAATGTATCGAGAAGATATAAATAGATCAATTAAATACAATATCAAGGATGTTACTCTCCTAAGAGATTTAAATAATAAACTAAAACATATTCAGTTACAAGATGAACTAAGAAGAATTTGTAGATCTAGTTTTAGAGGATCAAGAAGCTCGATGGGGCAGTTGGATTCTTTATTAGTTTCATTTTTGAAAGAAAGAGGATTAGCTTCTAAAAATTCGATTCATCAAGAAAAAGATGAAGCGTTTGAAGGAGCATTTGTAAAAGAACCGATAGTTGGTGTGCATGACTATATTGTTGACTTTGACTTTACATCTCTGTATCCATCAATTATTAGGACACTAAATATAGGTGTCAACACGTTTTGCATGAAACTGAAAGACTATAAACTTGGTTATGATTTAGTTTATAACCGGGAAGCACTTCCAGAAAAAATTAAAGTAATTGTAGATCCCATTCAGAAACCAGTAGAAGTTGAAGTAACTAAAGAACAACTATTGAAAAAAATTGAAGATTCAAATCTTATCTATTCTATAAATGGATGTTTTTTTAAGAAGTCTGAAACATCATTTTATAGTGAAATTCTTGAAGGTATTTTACAATCAAGAAAAGTATACAAAGGAAAGATGTTTAAGGCAAAAGAAGCAGGAGATGAAGCGAAGAAGGGTTTGTATGATATTAGACAGCAAGTTTATAAAGTTCTTGCAAACTCTCTCTACGGTATTCTTGGAAATAAGGTCTTTAGATTCTTCAATGTTGATTGTGCTAGAACAATTACCTTAACTGGCCAAGAAATGATTAAAAATGCAATTATTGAAGCAAATAACTTTGTTGATTCTCTTAAAACAGGAAAGCATATAAGACCAGAACCATTAACAAAAGAAGAAATGTTTGGTGATGTTTCCAGAGTAACACCATATATTATAACTGGGGATACAGACAGCTTATTTGCTACACTTCAAGATATTGTTGGTAAAGGTAAGATTGAGGATCTTAAAATTATTTATGATTATTGTAATAGGATTCAGATATTCTTAAATAAAGAATTAATTCCAGAAATAATTAAAAAACATAATATAGATATTGAAACGAGTAAACTTGAACTTAAAAATGAGTTAGTAATCAAACGAGGATTATTTATTTCTAAAAAACATTATGCTGTTAATGTTATTTCACAAGAAGGTGTTAAAACTGATGAAATTGTAGCAATGGGCTTGGATACAAAACGGTCTGATTATCCATCTTATACTAAAGAATGTTTGAAAGAGTTATTTGATATTTTATTGAAAAGTGATAAAGTATCTATTGCAAGAATTAACGAATATGTTAAAAACAAAGAAAAGGATTTTATGGATAAGATTAAGAAAGGGGATAAAACTATTGCTCGACCAGTATCTTGGGGAAAGAAATTAGAAGATTATAAAACAATCCCACAAGGAGTCAGGGCAATGGAAAACTGGAACAAACTGATGTACAATACACATAATGTTGGTTCAAAAAGTTATTTGTTCCATGTTCAGGGAATTGATCTTGATAGAGCTCCAAAAGAAATAGCAGAAAATTATAATAAGAATTTTTTAGGAAATGGTAAAAAGTTAGAAGTTGTGGCAGTTCCAGAAGATGAAAAGAGTTTGCCAAATTTCTTAATTCCAAATGTGAAAGAGATGTTAGAATTTTCATGGAAAGATAGATATAAAATTCTACTTGGTCCGCTAAACGAAGTAAAAGAAAAAGATAAAATATTAAAATTTTAAAGGGGGAGTCATGTCAAAAGTAGTTAGATTAATTGAGTGTTTTCAATCATATCAAGGTGAGGGTCCAGATACTGGAAAATCAATGCTTATTGTAAGATTTAAAAGATGTAATAGATCATGTCCTTGGTGTGATACTTCTGTAAAAATGAGAATATCTGTTGAGTCAGAATATGAAATTCAAACTATTCAAAATGTAGTAGATGATAAAAAGTGTGGTCTACTTATCACTGGTGGAGAACCAACATTCAATCTAAATTTATCTGGAACGTTGGACTTAATAAATTATGTAAATTGTAACTATTATAATGTAGAAACAAATGGTTATGGTTTAATAAAACTCATTAAAGATGTAGATCCAAAAAAGAATGTTAAGTATATTTTATCACCAAAGTTATTTTCAGAAAAGGATTTTGATTTTTATACTGATTTAACTAAGAGAATTATATCAAACGAAAAAATATATATAAAAGTTGTTGGTGAGGATAGAAAGATTGTACATGATTACTTACAGTTTCTAACAAGTTTTAATATAAACGAAAGAGTTTATATTATGCCAGAAGGAAAAACAAGAGACGAGTTATTTCAGAATCAGCATTGTGTATTTGATATGTGTGAAAAATACAAATTCAACTTCTCTTCCAGAGAACATATTATATATGGATTTGTATAAACCGGGGGTGAGTACATCAATGAGTGAAAAACAAAATGAAATAAAAGGAATATTTGTAGAGAAGAGAGAAGGGGAAGATACAGAAACTCTTATTAGAAGATTTAAAAAGAAAGTTTCTAAATCAGGAATCCTTCAAGACTTGAAGAAAAAATCTTATTATATGAAACCTGGAGATTCTAAAAGAAAGAAGAGTATTGATGCCAGGCGCCGAAATGAAAAAGAAAGACTAAAAAATATTAGAGTTTCAGATAGACTAAAGAAAAGGAGCAAGAAAGATGAAGAAAGTGGAAGCGATTTGCGATAAAGTTGTAGTTAGAGTTGTATTCAAGCAAAATGTTAGAGAGAGTGGTATTGTGATTCCAGAGAACGTTAAAGCAGAACCTCAAAATCAAGGTGTTGTTGAATCTATTGGTACAGATGTAAAATATGTAAAGATTGGAGATACCATTTTTTATCATCCACGTGGAGGCCAAGATTTTATCGTTGATGATGTTATTTATAAAGTTCTGGGAGAAGCAGAAATCTATGGTATTCTAAAAGAGGTCTAAATGTCTAATTACTACGTTGGAATTTTTGACTTTGGTTTTTATAGGAACGATGGTAAAATTTCATTTTGGTTTGATATTCTTAGAGTTGTTGGTGAACCAGAAGAAGATGATAATAGTGGGGTTTCTCTATTTTGTCTAGAGAAACAAGGTGATGTGTGGGAACTTGATATTTTGTTTGTTCATATCTTTTAATGACTTCAGATTCTTTCTCATCGGATATCTATATCCTATGTCGGGAATAAATTATGTAATGAAAATTAGGAGAAGAACAAGTGAGAAATAACTATGTATGCGCTGGATTTGAAACAGTAGCAGGAATTTTAGATAGATTTATTAAAGGGGATGAATACGAACAGAATTTCACCCGACAGGATATAAATAATTTCTTTTCTAACACTTGTAATAAATTTTTGCATTCTTACGGACAATATTTTAGGGATGCAAGAAAATATGAAAAGTATTCTAAAAAAGAAAATGAATTATTTACCAAATGTAGAGGATTTGGTTTCTTTAATGATTCTGAGTTCTTTGTAGATTCTGGAGGATTTCAGATTTCTATTGGTCTTCTTGATAAAAGACAAACAGATCTTTTATTCAATATGTATTATGACTTTTTGACTGAGTATGTTGATAGTTATAATAGAGCATTTATTCTTGACGTCCCACCAGGTCCAAATTGCAAAGTATTTAATACATTTGATGATGTTTATAGACTAAACCATGAGTCATATGTAAATGCAGCAAATCTCCCTGATAATGTTAGAAATAAAATGATATATGTTCACCATTTCAGAACACCAAAACTTTGGGAAATATACTCTAAGATTTTACATGATGAAGAAATGTTTAAATATTTTAACTATCATGCTACGGGTGGTATTGTAGCTAACCAATCTTCTGATATGGATATTCCTTGTATCATTTATGTCCTTCCAATGATTCCATTAATCAACGAAGCTCTCAAAAATAAAAGATCTGTTTTGCATTTTCATATTTTGGGTGGATCTAACTTTAGAGAAATTTTATTTTATGAGTTATTTAAATTACATATAATGAAGAAACATAAATTAGATTTAGAAATTACATATGATTCTTCTGGTCTTTTCAAAGGGTTAATGAGAGGAAGATATGTATATATAATGGATGGTGAAGCAATCAAAAAAGTTGATATTAGAACTACATCTCTTGGGTTGAGATATAGAAATGAAGAAAAGAAAATAATGGAAAAGTATTTAGAAACATTAGATGAATTTTCAGATACATTTAATTTTAAGAGAATCAATAGATCTGATGTTTATTGTGGAAAATCAGGAACATTTCATACAGATATAAAAATCTATACTATGTTGTATTCTCTTTATATGTATTCTAAAGTCCAAGATAAGATGAAGGATGTTGTGCAATGTTTATATCCTTTATATGAAGCAGGAGAACTAGAAGAATTTAATAATAAAGCAGAACTAATAACCAGAAACATTAATAATGAAAAGATCACCAGGAAACAGCAAAACAAAACATATAGTATAGTTAGATCTTTAGATATGTTGAGTAACCTTGACGAAGAGTATTGTAAAAGTATAGTAGAAAAGTTTTTAGCAAAAGATGAATTTATCGAACTTCTAAATGATAGAAATAAAATTGTGAGGTGGTAAAATGTCATTTGCTGGTCATGCATACAACCTTCCTTCTCATACACACACTATAAACCAAAAATCTATATATGATGATTATGGTTTTAGAATAGATCCCCTTAAAGAAGAAGAACTTGAAGAGGGTGAAGTTTTATGTGATGTATGTAAAGGATATGGTTATATTACAGATGAAGCATGGGGAAGAAGGGTTTGTAAAAAATGTCAAGGAATGGCAAAACTGGACTGGATTGAAAAGATAGTAGGAAAGAAAGAACCAGACTATTCAGGTTATTCTGGTTGTACTAGCTACTCTTCTGGTTGGTCTGGATCTAGTGGTGGACCATCTGGATATTGGGGATTAGGTCAAGCTGTGAGTGGAGTTTCTGGATATGTGGTTGGTACATCTGGTTTTGTATCCGGATATTACTCTTCTCCACCCAGTCATTCACATACTCCACTACAACCTCCAACAGGAACTATTGTTTATGATACATTTGATAATCAGCTAAAAGTTCATGATGGAAATTCATTTAAAACCATAGGTGTGGAATCTGAAAAAACTATTGGTAACAAATTAGTAAATGGATTAAAGAAACTTATTTGGGGGGAATAGAGTGATAACCCAATCTTTTGTTGACTCATGTTTTTCATTAATCTTTAATAAAAATACAAAAATCAGAAGGAATAATACATTATATAGAGATATTCTGGAGATTCTTGATTTTTATAAAAAGAAGGAAAAGATAAGTATTCCGATGTCAATTAAAAATAAAGTTGACTGCTTAATTAAAGTATGTCAGATGAGATTAAATGATAAAGATATAGATAATATTATTGACAGTCTCTCTTTCAGTGAGAAGTTCAAAAATGTTATTGATTTCATTTATATTAAAATGAATGAAGAAGTTAAAGATAATATTTTGGAGAATAACGTTAATCAAATAAGACTTAGAAAAAAGTTAAATTCCATGCTGCACAACTATGATAAAATAACTAGTTTTATAGATACATGGAAAGATGGATCTTACGATTCTATGGATGATGTTGTTCTAAATTACGAGCAAATAGTCAGAGAAATGTATTTAGGTTTAATGGATGCTGGAAGATCCACAGCATTAGAAGCATCAAAATCTCTCGACTTATTTAAAGATGATTATGAAGATGCATTAATTAGAGCATTAGAAAAATATGAAAGAAAAAATACTACACCAACAGGATTTCAAATTTTAGATAATGATATATTTAATGGAGGATTTGAAGCTTCTAGATTATACATCTTTGCTGGTGGTAGTGGTTCAGGAAAATCGACTTTAATGTTAAATTGTATCGCAAATTGTACTAATACAGTATTAATTCCTGAAAAAGATAAAGATAAGAAAGTTGAAAATGTATTTATTTATGTAACACTTGAAAACTCAGTTGACGAAACTTTAATTAGATTATATCAAATGTTATTTAATAAAGTAATTAAAGATGCTATTGGGGATGTTGTTAAACACGGTAAAAAATATATTGAAGATCAAATAAAAGCTAAATTGCTACAGACAAAATCTACACTAATACTAAAATATTTTCCTGGTATGTCGATTAGTACAGTAGATTTGTCCATGGTTTTAGACGATGCTATTCTTGAGTATGGAAAAGAGTCCATTAAAGGATTGTATGTAGATTATTTGGATCTTCTTAAAACAGATGTTAAATATGACTTATATAGATTGGAACTCGGATTTATTACACTATCTTTAAAGAACTTGGCAGTTCATTATGGAATTCCAATCATTTCAGCTACACAATTAAATAAGTCTGCATATAGAACAGCGGACTCTAAAAGCTTAAATTTAGATCAAGTTTCAGAATCAGCTAAGAAAATTGAACATTCAGATTGTATTTTCTTATTAATAAAAGATGGAACTGTTGATAATAAAGTATATGTAAAAGTTGGAAAAAATAGAAGTGGAAAATCAGATCAATCTCTAGAATTTAAAACTAACTTTAAATATTTTAAATTTGAAAATGGATATAGAGTAACCAATCCTGATAAACCAGATGATACTATGATATCAACATTTGATAAAAAAGGTGGTTTTACTGGGTTTGGAATTGAAGGATTTTAGGAGGATGAGATGTCTTGTGTAATAGGATATGACTCTGGAAATGGAATCCTTTATCTTGGAGGTGACTCAATAAGTATTGATGGACATGATTATACTATCAGAAATGACTCAAAAGTTTTCATGAAAGATGGAATAGCTTTTGGTTTTGTTGGTTCGTTTAGAATTGGTCAAATAATTAAATCTGTGTTTAAAATTCCAAAACAAAAAGATGAACAGTCAGATCACGATTATCTGTGTTCGACATTTATTGATTCATTAGCAAAATGTTTAAAATCAAAAGGATTCGATCCTGGAGACAAAAATGAACTAGATGATATGGAATTCTTGATAGGATTTAATGGAAAAATATATCATATAATGTGTGATTTTCAAGTTGCAATACATAAAACTGATTATATGGCTATTGGTGCTGGGAGAAACTATGCACTTGGACACTTACATGCAACACATCAATCTGATCTTTCAATTGAGGATAAAATAAGACTTGCATTGGAGTGTTCTGCTTCTTTTTCTTCTGCAGTAAAACCACCATTTGAGATTATTAAAGTTAAAAAGTCTAAGAAACAAACTTGCCGAGATTAGTAAATTTCTCAGAACAAATAACAAAATCGAGGAAAAAGTCAACGAAAATTACCTTAGGGAGGAATTTTTATATGAAGAAGAAAGTATCATATGTAAATTTACTGAAAGAAGCAATTTCTGAATATGATGTTAAATCATTCGATTACAAAGGCCCAATGACCGAACCTATTATTGGTTATACTGGTGATGGCGAAATGGAAACAAATAAAGATGCAGCCTCTATTCTTGAAAGATATTATTTCAATGAAAAGAGTGACTCCGGTGTTAATGTAATGGAGCAGACTGCAGAAGAACCAGATCCAGAGGAAAAAAATGAGATCGTAACTGGCGATACTCCAGATGATGTTGAAGAAACAATGGATGATTTTGAAGATGAAATTCTTGATGATGAAACCAGTATTGAAGAAGCACTTGATCTATCTGAAGATTTAGATCTTCTTGGTGAAGAAGATTATATTGGGGATGCAGATGATCTAGAAGAAGGTGTTGCTGGAGCAGTTCTTGGTGGTAGTCTTGGATTACCTCTTGGTGTTGCTGGTGTTACTGGTGGGGCTGCTGCAGGTCATATGGCACAAAAGAAATTTATAGATAATGAATCAGAAGAACTTTCAATGGAAAGTGCTATTTTAGAAAAACTAATTGAAGAAATGGAAAATGAAGAAGATGAAAAAGAGGGAGAGAAGGCAGACCAAGCTGGTGTTTCTGATGGGGAACAAGGTGATGTAGATGCTGCAAAAGAAGAACCACTTGATGTAGATAAGAAAGTTGCTACAAAGGAATCTTTCCCAATTGGTCCACTTTCAAAAGCTTCTGGAAAATCAGATAGAACCGCAAAGGAAGAAATTGAAGAGGCATTCAAGATCTTCAAAGAAGAGATTATGATGGAAGAAGATGATGGTGAAACTCCTGCCGGAAACGAAGAAGCTGGAGCAGCTGGTAAAGAAAAACCAGTAGAAGATGAATTAGATAAAGATGATCTCGGACTTCAAAAAGAAGATCTTAGCTTAGAAGAAGATTTAGATTTTCTAGGTGAAGATTTTCTAGCAGAAGAGGATGAAGAAGAAGCTGGAGAAGAGAAAGAGGAGGAAGAAGAGGAAGAGGAAGAAAAGAAAGAAAAAGTTAAACCAGAAGAAGTTAGTTCATAATATAGATTAGAAAGGTCAGGTGGATTAAATTTTCCACCTGACCTTTTTTTGAAAGGAGCTAATCTTGAATCATAGAAAATTTATAGTAAAGATAGAAACTCCAGGATTACTGATAAGTTTGAAAGGAAAAACTGTTAGAACTCCAGTAACTATAATTGCTACAGAAGATGAGATTCCTTTGATTAAATTACAAGTTAAGACTAATAGTGCTGGTTGTAAAATAGATGAGTTATTTGAAAATGGAATAATTCCACCTAAAAAAGAAGAGAAAGTTGAAGTAAAAAAAGAGAAAAAAAATCTAGCAGCAGAAGAAAAAATTGAAGAAAAAAGTAAGAAAGAAGAGGATTTTAATTTCACTAGTCAAATTGATATTGAAGAATTGAGTATTAAATATGAAACTTTACTTGATAAGATGATTAAATCTACAAAATGAAAGAGAGCTGTAGATGAAGAGAATAGTGATATATCAAGAAAACATGGAACCAATTATATTAAACGATGATGATAACACTGATATTTCTTCTTACGTTGAAAATCTTTCTAAAATATTAGATTTGAAAAGAATTGTTACAATTCAAACTACAGATAAAGTTCTTATAACTAGATCATCTAAAATAGTTTCAATTTCTGTTAGTGAAACAAATGAGAAAATAGAAAATAGAATCGAAGAAGATGTAATAAGAGATGAATAGGAGGTTTCATTTTGACTTTATTTTATTATTCATGTCTTTTAGCTATAGTCTTAATATCTTTTACTTTTTTATATATAAGATATTTGGAGTATAAGGCTAGTAGAAAACACACGTTTATAAAGAGCTTTGAATCATATGCTATAACTCTTGAATATCATATGAAAAAAGCTTTCGATATTATCTATAAGGAGAGAATTCTAATATATTCTATAGAGGCTACAAGGTTAGACCAAAGTCAATTTAATGTTGTTAGTAGAGATTTTATCACTTTAACTTTGAAACTTCTTGGTCCAAATCTATCTGAAGAATTTGAGTTTTTATATGGAAACAAGGAAACTCTTTATTTTGTAATTGCAGAATATTTTAACAATAGATACGAACAGGATGAAATTTACAAGACATCTACATCAGACTTAATGTCTAAAGATGTCGAGGAACCTAAAACATGAAAAATATCTTAGAGACTTATTTAGCATATATACAAGAGGACTCTGTTTCTGAAGCTCCAATTACAGGAGCAGCTATTAAAAAAATGGTTAAAGGTGATATAAGAGTAAGTTTGGTTTGGTCTCTTGGTTTCCTTGGACTTACAGCAGCTTGGAGAGCAGCAACAGCAATGTTTAGTTCTGCTCATAGAAAATGTGGTGCTTTTCGTGGAGGTCCCGGAAAACAAGCATGTATAGCTAGAGAGAAATTAAAAGCTCTAAAACAAAAACAAAATATTTTAAGTAGAGCTAGAATTGGATGCTCTAAAACTAAAAATCCAGAAGATTGTGCAAAATCACTTCAAATTGAAAATGATAAAATTAATAATAAGATTTTGTTATACCAAAAAAGATTGCGAGACACTGTCAGTGAACAAGTATCTTTAGATGAAGCTGCTGCAGAGATGGCAGCAAAAGTTGCAAAGGGTGGTGCAAAATTAGCAGGTGGTCTAGCAGGATTTGCTAGACTCATGATAATTGGAATGTTGGTGGATAAAGCATTATTTGCAGCGTGGAGATCAGCTGCTGCCCTATTTAGTTCTGCTGTTAGAAAATGTGGTACATATAGAGAGGGGCCTGATAGAGAAATTTGTATGTCTAAAATAAAAATGAATGCTTTAAAACAGAAACGATCTGTTTTACAAAGAGTATCTGCAAGCTGTCCGAAACAAAAGAATCCAGAAAGCTGCAGAGAGAAAGTCGGAAAAGAACTTGAGAAAGTTCAAAGAGATATTCAATGGCACATGGACAACATTGCAGGTCAAAATAAACTAAAAACTGATTCTGCAAAATAAGAAACAAACTCAAACGTATGTTTCTAAAAAATTTTAGAACAAAATTTAAATGTAACGAACTAACCATAGAAAAAGAATATAGGAGGAAATATTAACATGGCTAATTATTTACTTGAGATGCAACTATTGAGTGAACTTCCAACTGTCCATGAAAT